TAAAAAGTAGCATCCGGTCCTGTTGTACCCCATGGTATTGCTCCTGTAGGTTCTGGAATTTCGTTAACACTTTCTATTCCAGTACTGGGGTCTCCTGCAGTAAAGTAATTATACGCTTGTAATATGCTAGACTCACCATACTCTCCCTCTATAGCGTTTGCTTTAAAAGGAATTGCTTGTATTTCTAAATCTCTAACTGTACCTATTTGTATTATTTCTTGTTCTATATTACCAGGATAGTATTGAGCATTCCACGCTCTGTCTTGAAGATACGGAGGATTAGCCTCTGTTTTGTTATTTATTCTAGGGTTATTAACCCTTATCATTATGTTCTCACTACTAGTAAAGTCTATATCATTAGGCCCTACTTCTGATAAATCTCTAGGTATTTTATTTATATTATCACCTAATAATGTTGTGAAAAAGCTAGTGTCTCTTTCAGCACTTAAGTTTTGTATAACAGGATAGCCATTTACAAAACCTGGTAAATAAACATTATAATACTCTTGTTGTGTTTGTTTTACAACTATTTTATAGGAATACCATCCTAAAGGATTAGTTGTTGCATTGTAAACTCCAGGTGAACCCGTGATAGGATCGTAGGCTGGATTTATTGCTTCGTATAAAGTTACGTTTAAAGCATTACCAAGCCAATCAAGTATTGGCGACTGCTGCTGTGTTGTTATGTCATTATAAGGATTAAAGACAGTAGATCCAGGTATATTAGCCACTCCATCATAGGATGATAATATAACGTCTGATTGTCTTCCGTATTTATCTGACAGCACAAAACCAACTTGATAAGTTCTATCCTGTTTTAATTGATGTTTCGGAAATTGAGTATAGTTGTCAAAATTTGTAGACTTGTTAGACGCAAAAGCGCTAAAAGCTATCGAATTAGGACCGGTGTGTCTATCTAAATAATTACCATAAACAATGCGGTTACCTATTATTTCTTGAGCTAATGCTCTAATAGGCACTTTATCAGACACTCTAGTTATTTGGTTGTTAGGTAATGTTTTATATGGTTTTGTTGAGCTGTAGTCATAATCTATGAAATGCTTTGTATTATTTCCGTTAACAGCATCGTAAAAGTCTATTGAGGATTCAATAGGTGTGGGAGTTAATAAATTAACAGTTTCTAAAACTTTAACAGCCAGCGCATCAGACTCCTTATAAAGTATATCAACATCAGTTATTTTTAATTCAGAAATCGTATTAGCAACACTTGTACTAGGTATTGGTATTTTTAATAATATATTATTTATATTATTTTCAAACCAATTAACAATAGTTGATTTATAAGTATTGTCCATATCTTGCTCGTCTGAAAAAGCACCTCCACCAAACTGACTATATTGCTTAGGTATAAACATTACTTGGCTAAATGGTGCCATTAATGAATACTCGTTATCTTCAAACTTAAATCTATAGCTAAATCTTATAAACTTATCTTCTAGTAGTTTCTCATCACCTTGCCAGGCAGCGTCATAATTTGGATTATCACTTATAGATATAACACCGCCACTTGCTAATGTAGTTGTCTTGTTTAGAGTAAAAGTTATATCTTGCCAAGTACGAAATCTTTCAGGGGCTGATGAATTTGGGGGGTTTGAATATTGATTAACTACGCTAACACTTGCTACCCTTGTGTCTGGGCTAATACCATCACCGCTAACTAAGTCTCCTATTCTAGGTATACCGTTGTCTCCTCCATATATAAAATTACTAGTGTCATTATCACCTAAGCCTTGACCTATAGTGTATGTAGCCGTTATCGGATTAGTCGCGCCTACTGCTGGTATAGGATCAATTGTAACGGCTCCAGACGAATGGTTAGCCATTTCAAAATCCCTTTTATTAGTCATACTCGGTCTACTGAAGTCAATTGCAGTGCCGTTTGTTACAGTAATAGCACTAGACAATGTTAATGCACGAGTTGCGGCAGGATCCGGTTTTCCTATAACAGTAACTAATCCAGTTATTTGTTGGTTTGTTATTTTGTTTTTGTCAGTAACTATATCACCTACTTTTATTAAAGCATAATCAGCATCATCATCTATAATTATAGTAGTAGTGCTAACAGCTGGGTCAGGTGAAGTAATTACAGCATTGACTCTATCCATTACTAATATTGGCTCATAAGGAGCATATTTAGCCACAGATATTTGATCTTCATTTGTGTAATGAGTTGCATCAGCAAGAGCTCTTGCAATATTTATTTTTCTAGGTTGATTAAGATTATCAGTCCAAAATAATAAATCTTCAACTAAGTTTATACCTGTTACCGGAAAGCTTTTGTTAAAATTTAAAAAGAATCCTTGAACTAAAATTATAGGATTAGTGTTTACGGTTACAGATAAATCTACTTTAACTATGTAACAATTATCTGCCGCAGTAGCTCTAACCTCGGTTGGAGAATCATAGTCTGTTGCTAAAAAGTATGCTACATTGCTATTTTCATCAATTAGCTGTCCAATTATTTCAGTTGCAGCGGATGCCCCAATGGCTGTTAAACTAGATATAGCTGTATTACCTAAAACATTTTCAAACTCACCTACTGTAGAACTTTCTGATCTACTTATAGATAAGTTTCTAGCTTCTCTATATTCACCATTTGGTAATATACGAGAGTCAAGATCTTGATTCATTTTCCCTTTAAGAAAGGTATTTTTAATCTCAGCCATTTAATTTATGATTTTATCCATTTAGATTTACCTCTCATTACTTGAACAATTTCATCAAGTTTAATGTTAGATAATCTTATTTTAGCATTTCTTAATTTAGCACTTCTCTCTTGCTTTAATCTTCTAACTACATATTCAGGTTGGTTAATCCTAGAAGCTATCACAGCGTGGCTTATATGGGCATACAGAGCCTCTTCTGCCATCTTAGGAACTTTAGTATCCATATCGGAAGCTAAACCATCAGAAATATACTCTAAAACTATTAATGATCCCGCTAAATTACTTGAGAAAGACATTTTACCTTCTCTGTGATTTATAGTAAACCATCCATTTACTTGAGCATATTGAGGATCTAATCCGTAATTTTGACCTAATATTTGTTCGTCCCATCCCCAGCTATCATAACCTTGGTTATAAAGATTTTCTGTTATATCTTGATTTATTAAAGAATCATTAGCTGTTCTCCAACGTTCTTCTGTTATCGATGTTCCTTCAACGTTGTTACCAAAATTATCTTGAGTTGGTACACCTTTAGAATCTTGTATAGGGTTTTCAAACGGGTTTGTAGTTAGGTTGTTTGCAGGATATATAGGTCTTTTAACACCTAGTTGATCTATCCAGGATACCGCCGTGTAGTTTACATAGTCTTGTGGTATCACAACACTTAGTTCAGGGGGTATATTTAATTCTTGGGATTTAATACTTTTGAGTGTATCGTAACTAAACTCTTGTAGTCCACGTTTAGCGTGAAATATTATATCGGTTCTGTTACAACTCGGTATTAGTTTACCAGTTCCAACATAAGCTACTTGAAAGTTGTTTATTATGTCTTCTAAAGATATGTAGCCGTAGCTACCATAGTTTTCTTCAACAGTATTACCGTAAGCATCTCTGTTTCCATATTCACCACCGCTTAGTATTTTTAATTGAACAACAACACTTGTGTTTGCCGCTAAGTTACCAGTAAAAGTAATTGTATTTCCGCTAACAGTGTAAGCTGACGTATACTCTGTATATGTCAAAACACCGGCGTTTGCGGTGTAAAGCTTGAAGTTGTTTAAAGCGTAGTTTTGCTGAAGAGGATCATAACTACCAAATACTAATTCAGTATCAAATGTAGTAGTGAAGGCTTGGCCAGCACCAGCTGCAGATAGATATTTTTGAACTCCTGCGTAATATTGCTGATTATTTTCTGTAATTAAGCCCATGTATTATTAAGATTTTTCGTTTATGTCTTCTTGTTGTATTTTTTGAGATGCTACTTGTATTATAGTAGGGTCTTGAATAATAACTCCAGAGTATAATAATATACCAGTTACTACATCTACTTGTTCTGAAGGGTGTAAATCGAAGTTTACTGAATTACTAGCATCATATGTGTATTGTCCTAATCCTCCAATTGTATATGCCCAGTTTATCATAGCTGGTTGTTTCAAATAAGATACTTGAACATCTGTAGTTATAGTTGTAGGGTATAAGTATATTTTATTTTCTTCGTATAAAAATACAGGTTGTTTTTTTGTAGGTGCAACTAATGGTGCTTTTTTAATTTTGTACCATTCGTTTCTTTCTACCATTTGGGCTTCAATAGTATCGTTGTATATAACGGTACCTAGTCTATAAAAGTTTGGCAGTGAAGCAGTTGTGAAGTGATCTGTTGAAAAAGTAGGTGCGGCTATTCTTTTAAATATATCTAGTTTTTCTTCTAGGTTTTTAACTCTATTAGCATACTCGTTATCATTTTCAGGTATACGTAATTGTTGATTCAAGTCGCTCATATATTTTTCAAATATACCTTGCTGAACTTGATTACCTACTTTATTAAACTCGTCTGGAGTTATATAACCTCTTTGTTGTTGGTTAAGTATTAATAAGACAGTTTTATAAACTAAATCTACATTTATAGCCATTATTTATTTTTTTATTATAATACCAGCCAGTCACGAGAAGTGACCAGCTAATATTAATATTACATGTTATTCTAAGTTTTTCTCTACTGACCTAAAAACTTCTACACCTTCATCGGTTTTAAAGTAAGCTGCCATTGCAGAGTAAGGGTTTTCATCAAAAGGTACAGTCATTAATTTTCTACCGTTTGATCCCCAAGTAAAGGTTCTTTGATCTTGTGATAATTTAATGATATTCATTTCAGAAGCTTTTATAGCTATGTTCCTTAAGTGTACATTATCATCATTTGCTAATTCCATAAATAAATGTGGATTTCTTTTAGCAAACAACATAAGATCTCTTTTTAATTCTTTAGATGTCATGCTTGAAACTTTAGAACCTATCTCAACACGAAGTATTGCTTCGGCTTGATCTACTTCCATTGTTCTTGCAGCAATCATTGCATCTACTTCAATCTCTAAATCTTCTAATTCATCTTCTGCAATAGCTACTGGATTGTGTTCGTAGTATTTATTGCCTAATAGTGGATGATATAAAGATAATAGTTTTTGTAAGTTTTGTTTTTCTTTTTTAACATAAAGCACTCCGTCTTTGAACATTATATGTCCTAGTGTTGCTTCTCCTTTTTGCTCATCTATTAAAGGTGAGTTTTGATTGGTTGCGTATCTGATTTCTCTTTGGATACCTTTTTCCTTATCAAACCAAAGAAGTGGGTGCCTTGATGTATGTTTAGATGAAATAGTTAACGTTAAAGGTGCTTGACCTACAACTATATACATTCTATCTTTAATTTCCCAGGTTGGTTTTACTGGTTCTTGTTTTTTTGGTGTAGCTACTTTTGCTACTACTTCTTGCTGAGGAGCAACCTCAACTGTCTTTGCTGGTGCTTTTTTTGCAGCCATAATATAATATAATAAAAATGTGAATAAGAGTAATAATCACCCCCGTCAGTTCAACGAGGGTAACTACTACATTAATTTAATCGGTACTAGTCTGTGAATAACACAAAGTTGTTAGCCGCTTGAGTTACTAAACATCTTTCAGATAAGAAGTGAACTTCCATAGCATCTAAATCAGAAGTAGCAGCGCCACCTACAGATCCAGTGATCCAGTTTTTCATTCTTCTATCATCAGCTTGAGAAGCTCTATATCTTACGTGTAAGAAAGGTCTTCTGATGTTAGTTCCTAATATTTGATCGTAAACTGTAGAAGTTCCAGCAGGTACTAATACTCCTTCGATACCAGCATCAGCAACACCACCACGAGTAGAAGCGTCGTTTAAGTATTTCCAGTCAGTTTTGTAGAAGTCATAAGAACCTCTTCTGAAACCAGAGAAACCTAAGTTCAATGCCATTTCTTCAGAATTTTCAAATACACCATAAGAACTACCTCCTTGGTATATACCAGTCCCACCTTGTTGACCAACAGTAGCTAACATATCATCAAAATCTAGAGAAGTTTCTCTATTTAAGAATAACATGTTTTCTTCGATAGCTCCTTGAGTATCTAAGTTTTTAAGAATTGAATCAAACTGAGCTAAACCAGTTGCTGCAGTAAAGTCTACTAATACATTTCCACGGCTTTTAACAGCAGCAAAAAGACCTTCAGTACCTTTAGCAGTTGTAGTTGAGGTTCCAGATTTTAATTCACCTTCTACCATAGACATTTCTAAGTAGTCTTCAAAACGTAATCTTGTTTCAGATTCAGCTTTTAAGTACCATAAGAAACCTCCTTGACCAGACTCAGTAGCTACTTCAACCCATCCAATCTGAGCAGTGTCAGATCCGTTGATTGCATACTTGTCTTTGATGATAATAGGAGAGTTAGAATACTGAGTGAAAGAAGGCGTTACAGAAATTCTGTTAGCGTCTCCAGTTCCTTTTCCGTATTCAGATCCATATACAAAGATCTTAAGCGCTGGTCCACCAGTCACTAAATCTATTTCAGCAGCTCCAGCTCCAGTTCCATCTAATGCTTCTTGAGAATAAGGAGCAACAGTTAATACACCAGCACCTAAAGCACTTCCAGGAGTAGCTCCAGAAGCAACAACGTAACAGTTTAATTCTGCTCCAGTTGCTGGATTCATCACTACAATAGTAGAACCAGGGGATACAACATTTTGAATAAGAGTTGCACCAGCACCGCCAACAGGTATAGTTAAAGTAGAAACTTTTGCTCCTACAGCACCTGCATTAGTTGCTATTACATTCTCATAAGAGATGTGTAATCTATTTTGCTCAGACCATACTACTTGATCAGAAGTCATTGGCATTTCAGCTCCTACCATTCTTAAGAAACCACTTAAGGTTCTATTTCCATAACGCTCTACTTCAGCTTCATAGATTTCTGGTAAGTACTGTTGTGCGAAATCATTCGTCCCATCAGTAAAGTTTAAATAATTGCCCTCTAAGGCTTGCTTTTTTTGCGTTGGGATTAAACTCCCGAACGCTGGACTTACATTTGCCATAATTTTTAATTTTTTTAGTTAAATTTTTTTGTTTTAATTCTAAGTTTAGAGTTATCGTAGCCACTAATCGATTTGACTTTTATTCCATTTACAAACTCACCTGTCCCAGTTTGTCTAGGTTCTGTGCTTGGGTTTTTAGATTTACTAATTATTTCTTTAGTAGCATCTGTTTTACCTTGTTCATAAAAATGATTAATAATCTTGTCAGCATTAGAAGCTAAATAAATAGCTTTGTGATAACCTTTAGTATCCTTTATATTACCACTATCGTCAAGAAACTTTCCTACGAAGTTATTAATACTGGATTGGTTTTCTGCAACTTTCGACGGATCTTGTAAACCATATCTAAACTTCTTTTCACCTACATTGAATTCAAAACCTTTGAACTCCTTTGTAAAATAATCGTTTGTTTTTGATTTAAAATCCGCGTGCTGTTGATCAGCTACTCTTTGATCCTCTTGGTATCGGTTGAAAAACTCTGTTGCTTTTTGTTGTTCTTGAGTAGCGCCGGGTCTCAACTTGATCTCGTCGTAATATTTACTCTTAGTGTTCTCCAAAAAGCCTTTTGCTTTTGCAACTTCTTCTTTAAACGCAATTTTCTTTTTGCGTATATCTCTTTCCTCATCTATATCTTCGTCGTAATCATAATCTTCTAAAAGAAGACTTACGTCATCAGATTCTAAATATGGTTTTGTTTTTTTATAATATTCTTTTAACAATGCTTTATCATCGATGCTAGAATAGTCAGCGTTTAATCTAACATAATCTTCTACGGTACCGCCAGTATCTTTCATAAAGCTAACAAGCTTTTCAATGTTTTCCGGTAATACTCTTTGATCAACTACTGGTTGAGCTTGCTGTTCGATAACTTCTTCAGTATCATCTTCATCTTCTTCAATAACCTCAATCAAACCATCTTGAGCTTGTTCTTCTGTTTTAGTTTCACTAACTATAACAACTTCTTCTTTTACTTCAGGTATTATTACCTTAGCAGTATCTTCGGTTGTATTTTCTTTAACCTCATCTATATTAACCTTTATAGGCTCATTAGATTGGTTGCCTAATTTTTTAGGGCTTTTTTTCTTGGATTTAATTTTAAAATCCCCTTCTTGTTTTACTTCTGACATAATATAATATAATTAAATAATTGTTTGTAATCTTACCTAGGCCCAAACTGTTCTAATCCAAACCCGCCTAATACATCATTTCCTGATGATTCAAAGTCCTTAGGTAAACCATCTGTCTGTCTTTGATTTATTAATTCAGATTGTTGGGTACCTTGCATTTTAATTCTTTTATCTTTTCTATCTTCTATTTCTTGCTCTTTTGCTTGAGCTGCACCTATTTGAGCTTGAGCTAACTGTATGTTGTATTGAAATTCTTCAGCCATCAACTCTCTTTTTATTTGAGCTTCTGTTTGCATTCTTTCTATTTCAAACTGAGACTTAGCTTGTTCAATGCTAACTTTTTCAGCAGTTAATGCTTGTTGTTTTTGAACTTCATACATAGCAGCTTTCTCAGCAGACTCTGCATTTGCTTGAGCTTGAGCTTGTATATTTCTTTGTTGTTGCTCTTGTTCTCTCTTAATCTTTTGAGTTTGTCTAAGCTTTAAGAATTGATTAGCTAATTTTATATTTTTAATTTGCCTAATATCAATAGCGTCAGATAATTGAATAGCTTGTGTTTGTAAAGCAACTTGTATATTTTGTTCTAATAAAGCTTTTTCTTCTTCTTCTGGTTCTAATTCTAAATAAATACCGAAGTCATGTAGCTGTAAATTCATTAACTCTTCAAGAGTTTTTGTATTAAATGTACTTATAGCATTTGTTAAAGCGTTTTCAGTTAAAGGATTTTCAATAACATCAGCAACTTTTAAACTAATGTTTTCACAAGTTCTAACGGTTAAGTATAATAAAGAGTCTAATACATGCTTGGTTGCAATATTAGAAGCA